GGCCGTAGGAGCAAAGTGAAACGGTTCATTGAGCAGAACAAGGAAAAGCAAGGCGTTCAAGTCCTGAACAAGCCAAGCCTCAAAAACAAGCGCATAAGGGAAGCCCAACTCGCTCAAGCGCAAAGAGACGCTGAACAGCGCAGACGTGAGCAGGAGCGGCGTGACTTAGAGGCAGCAAATCTTGATGCAGCCAAGCGAAATGCAAGGCCAACACCCGGCTCACCACAGGACATCATGGAACGCTCCACTGGACTGGATAGAGCAGGGGTGGCAGCTGCAATCAGGGCAGTTCAAAAGCGCAGTAAAGGCAACCGCGCATTACAGAGAGCCATCAAAGACTACAAACGCACTGTAGGCAAAGGTGGTCGTGTGTTTGCGCTATCTCCACTAATCAGGCAAGTGAACCAGCTGGCAGACTCCAATAATGAGTTTGGCAAACGCCGAATAGCAGAGCCTGACCGTAACACTGAGAACGCACAGACCCAGCTGGACGCAAAACGAGAGCAGGGCAAGCGTGACAATCAGACTATCAATCGTGAACTGTTTAGAGCGGTTGCGGCTGATGAAAGTGTCTCAGACACAGACAGGGTCATTGCCCAAGCTGCACTCGACAAGCTGAACAAGAACCTTGGTCTTTACCCAGCTGAACAAGCGCAGAAGATATTGGACGATGTGATGGTCCGCTCTTCTTCGCCTTATGTCGGCATGACATACGTCAAACCCTATGTTGACCGAGTTATTCAGCAACAGTCTGAAGACGAATAAAAACAATATAATAAGGAGCAAAGCTAGATGAATACATCAGCTTTTGACCTCTTGCGTTTAATGCCAGAGGTTGAGCGTATTTCTGCATCCAAAATGAATGACGAGCAAAAGCAGTTGGTTCTGCAAGAAATGCTGATTGCAGTTCCAGAGCCAATCTTTTGTGCGTCTTCATCAGCGACCAGAGACTACGTGATTGAAACCATACAAGGAGCATTAGATGGGTGCGCCAAGAACACCACGACAAAAATCCCCACCAAAAAAGGGAAACGGGCCAGCCCCACACAAAGCACCGAAGAACAACTACTTTGCCGAACTGATGAAGACACCAGAGGGCAGAGCGTTACGCAGACAGTGGTCAACAAAGCCCCGCAAAAACGCAGGACGACCAAGAGGAGTGCCTGACGGCTATAGGAAAGAGACCATCGAACCCATACGGCGAGAAGTCAAAGCCGAAGCCAAAAAGGTAGTTAAGATAATGGCAGAAAAATACAACATTGAAGATGAATACGCTAAAGCAGCCTTAGAGACGGCAGTGGAAGTAATGAAATGCCCAGGCGAAAATAGAGAGCGAGTAGCCGCAGCACGTCTTGTATTGGACTTCACCAAATCCAAGCCAACAGCAAAGAACGAAGTCAGCATTACAAAAGCTGAAGACTTCCTAGCCAGTTTGGTCGATGAGGACGATGGATAAGAAACTAAAGGCAGTCAGAAAACGACTGCTGACAGATTTCCCATTCTACTCCAAAGCCGCTCTCAAGATACGCACCAAATCTGGTGAAATCGCACCGCTGAAGCTAAATCCAGCACAGGAAATACTGCAAAAGGCCATCGACAAACAGATGGCAGAAGAAGGCAAAATCCGGGTCGTAATTCTCAAAGCCCGACAGCAGGGATTGAGTACATACACTGGTGGCTACCTATACTTTTCAGTCAGCCAGCAACCAGCCCGTAAGGCTATGGTTATTACCCATCAAGCTGACAGCACCAGAGCGTTGTTCGATTTAACGAAACGCTACCATGACAACATGGTCGAGATACTAAAGCCCCACACCAAATACAGTTCCAGACGTGAACTTTCGTTTGATACGCTGGACAGCAGCTACGTAGTCGCCACAGCTGGCGGTGACGCAGTTGGTCGTGGAGAAACCCTTTCCCACGTTCATGCGTCCGAATTGGCCTTCTGGCCTAAATCTACGGCTGAAGACATCTGGAATGGACTGTCACAAGCAGTGCCAAACGCAAAAGGCACAGCTGTGTTCATTGAAAGCACAGCCAATGGCATGGGAAACCTGTTTCACACTATTTGGGAAGGCGCAGTCAACGGCGAGAATGGTTACATACCAGTCTTCATTCCGTGGTTTATCGACCCGGAATACCGTGAGCCAGTACCGAAGAATTTCAAGCGTACACCTGAAGAAAAGGAACTGGTTAAGAAATACAAGCTGGACAATGAACAGCTGGCGTTTCGCAGGAAAAAAATAGCGCAGAACGGTATCGACCTTTTTAATCAGGAATTTCCCCATTCACCAGAGGTGGCGTTCCTCACATCAGGTCGCCCAGTCTTCAATCCTTCACAGCTTCAAGAATGTCTGGCTAACGCACGTGACATACACCAGAAGCTGGCTTTAGAGGGCGATGAGTGGGTGGAACACCACAGGGGCGAGTTACAGACGTATTACCCGCATGACGCTGGTGAGCGGTACACAATCTCAGCTGACGTGGCGATGGGAATACGTGATGGCGACTATTCAGTTGCCCAAGTCCTAGACAGCAAAAAGCGTCAGGTAGCGACATGGCGAGGTCATGTGCATCCAGATTTCTTTTCTGAAATCCTTCAAGCATTAGGAATTTACTACAATGAAGCCTTCATCATCGTGGAGAACAATTCACACGGCATACTTACCTGCACACGTCTGGGAAAAGATTTTGCGTGGCCTCACTTCTACACAGAGGTCCAAGTAGACAAGCTGACTGACAAGGAAACCATCAAGCTAGGTTTCACAACAACAGCAAAAACCAAACCACTCATTATTGACCAGCTTCGTGCTTCCATGAGGGAAGGCGAACTGGAACTCAATGACAAAACCACAATCAGAGAGATGCTGACCTATGTCGTCAGCCCTACAGGCGCAATGGAAGCTGAACAGGGCTGTTTTGATGACTGCGTTATGAGCCTCGCAATGGGGAATCATGTGCATGAAGGCGCATGGGAACCCGTGGAGACACCACATGAACTTTACATCGAAATGGTATAAGCAATGGCGAAATTAGAAGACTACAAAGAGTTAGACGACTCTGAAATCGTCACCATTGTCGAAGACAACATCAAGATGAGCGTAGGCTACTACGACAGTGACCTCTCACGTGAACGTCAGCGTGTCACGCAGTACATGAACGCCACGCTGCCCAAGCCACACCATGACGGGAACAGCAAATACGTCTCGCAGACAGTCTTTGACGCTGTATCCAGCATGAGTGCTGCATTGCTTGAGACATTCTCAGCTGGCAACAAAATCTGCAAGTTCACCCCGCAAGGGCCAGAAGATGTGCAAATGGCGGCTGTATGTACTGCTTACACCGACTACCAGCTATTCAGAATGAATGATGCTTTCTCTGTATTCAGAGACGTAATCACAAATGGCCTCACCAGCCGCGTAGGAATAGCCAAAGTCTTCTGGGATGAACGGTTTGAGGACGAAATAGAAGAGTTCGACAGTCTTACACAAGACGAACTTGATATGCTTCTTGCAGAAGATGACATCGAACTGGAGGACAGCGAGACCAACGAACTGGGGCTTCTGTCAGGCACAATCATCAAGAAAGTGGACAAAAGCCAAGTTTGTATTGAGACAGTGCCGCCAGAGCAGTTCCTAATTGAGCCACAGGCAAACTCCCTCAACGTCAATTTTCTAGCGCATCGTGAACCCAAAACCATTTCCGAACTGCGTGAGATGTACCCTGACAGTCAGGATAAGATTGACCGTATTGGCGACCACGAAGACATCCAGCTGGAAACCGACCCGGAGATACTTGCCCGTCACGAAGACATTGGCGCAGACCGTGGCTTTAACGCCACAGGCTACCAAGACCAGGTCAGGACCGTTTTAGTCTATGAAGCCTACATCATGCTCGACCCAGACGGCACGGGCATCGCAAAGCTGCACAAGGTGTGTAAAGCAGGGAACATCCTGTTGGACATCCAGCAGGTAGACAGGCATCCATTCATTGCCTTTTCACCACTGCCCATCCCGCACAGCTTTTACGGCGCAAACTTTGCCGACAAGCTAATCCACACACAGAACGCCAAAACCGTACTGACACGCTCAATTCTTGATAGTGCAGTTATAGCCAACAACCCCCGCTACATTGTGGTCAAAGGCGGCTTAACAAACCCCAAAGAGCTTATCTCAAACAAAATTGGGGGAATCATAAACTGCTCAAGACCCGATGCCATAACACCCATGCCGCAAGCTAGTCTGAACCCATTTGTGTTCCAGACTATTCAGCTTCTTGATGAGGATATGGAGAACAACACTGGGGTCAGCAAACTCAGTCAGGGTTTGAACAAAGACGCCATCAGCAAACAGAATAGCGCAGCGATGGTTGAACAGCTGGCGACCATGTCGCAACAGCGTCAAAAAATCATTGCACGAAACTTTGCTAACCAGTTCGTCAAACCACTATTTCACGAAATATACCGACTTTGTGT